CAGAGTACTTAGCAGAAAACGTAGATAAAGGAATCGCTTATTCTGAATATCTTGGAGAAAACTTAGATAAAGGAATCGCTTATACTGAATACGTTGCTGAAAAACTAAACAACGGAATCGAATACACTGAATACGTTGCTGAGAATTTAAACAAGGGCATCGAGTACTCTGACTATCTTGCAGAGAACTTAAATAAAGGATTAGACTATTCTGAGTATCTTGCAGAGAAATTAAACAGAGGAATTGCTTATAGCGAATACATCGCTGAGTCAGTTTCTACTAAAATTCCATCTAATGGTACTGGAGTATTAAAAGAGAGTGTAAATCTATCTGCAGAAGCAGGTCTTAATGAATCTGGCTTTGCTGGAAACTATGATAACCTAACTTCACAGATTGATTCATTAATAGAATCGGTTAAGACACAAAAAACCGCTTCAAACATCAACGAAGCTGCTAAAGCAGTAAACCCAGCCGAAACACAGAAGGCTAACGAAACAGCTCTTAACGAGTCAGAGAACACAACTAAAACAGGTCTTAAGTTTATTGACGAAATGCCAGCAGAATATGCTCCGGTATGGGAATCTTTATCAGAAGGACACCAAGCATCTATTGTTGCTCAGTCACACTTCTATAATTTAGATACCCCTTATCAGATCAAAAATTTCTGGTCAACTCGTCAGCTTGGAGCTAAACCAGTTGGAGTACAAAAACTTGACGAGAGTGAAAATGTAGCCGAGACTGCAAAAACACAAGCATATTCTTCAGATTACATGAATTATATCGCTTCTGCACTTGAGCAAAAATTTCAAAAAAGATAAATAAATAAAAAAAACAACTAAAATCATGAAATTGATTAACGAACAAGAAATCTATGAAACTTGGTCACCTCTTATCGAGAGCAAGGCTGGTATCACAGATGAAAGCAAAAAAGGTTGGTTGACTAAATATTGTCATTACCATTCATTAAACGAGTCTGCTGGTGCATACAACTCATTAGGCGTTGTAAACGGTATGGGTACTGTAGCTCCTCCAGCATTCCCAGGCGCATCATTCGGTGGTGGCGCTGCTCTATCAACTGGCGCTAACGCTGGTTTCTACAACAACAGCTGGCAAGGTTCAGGAGATAAATTCCCTTCATTACTTCCATTAGCTATTCAGGTAGCTGCGAAGACTGTAGGTTTTGATATCGTTCCTGTTATCCCTATGTCAGGTCCAACTGGTATCTTATCTTACTTAGATTACGTATACGCAGGTGGTAAAGTTGCTGCTGCTGCTGCTTCTTCAGCTGCTGATCAGTTAGCTACTGCTCCTTCATTAATTAAATTCCCAGTTTACCAATCAGCAACTGGAACAGGTGTTACTGGTGCTACTGCTGGTACATTCACTGTAGGTGCTACTGCTTCTGTTGGTACTACTTTACTTTTAACTTTCGTAGGTCTATCAAGAATTGATGGTTACCCTATCTTCCAAGTTACTGGTTTAGCTTCAGGTTCTAACGTTGCTTCTTACATCAACGGTACTCCTGCACAAGTAGTTACTTCAGCAGGTGGTTCTGGTTTCTACACTGGAGCATCTTCAGTTAACTACGCTGCACAGCTAGTTAAAGCTTTAGAAGATCACATCCAAGGTTTCTCTGGTGCTGGTTTCAACAACGACCAAGCTTGGCAAGGTCCTTACGTTGATGGTACTAAAACTTACAACCCAATGTTAAGAGGTGTTGCTGAGTCTACTTACTACAACTCAATGGGTCTTTCAACTTTCACTAAATTCGTAGAAGCTGAAACTTTCCAAGTTGCTGCATCAGTTACAACTGAGCAAATCCAAGACCTTAACAAACAATTCGGTATCGACGTTATTTCAATGATCGAGAACGCATTGGTTAACGAGGTTTCTCAAGCAATCAACAAGCACATCCTTTCAAGAACATTTGCTTTAGGTTGGTCTAACCACACTCAGTTCCTTAACACTGAAAACCAAAACCTTAACTTGAACTTGATCATCGGTGGTGGTGCTGGTACTACAGCCGCTTACGTTAAGAAAGACGACACTACTCAAGCTATGACAATCCCTGCAGGTCCTGCATCAGGAGGTTATGAGAACTTATCAACTTTACAAAGAAGATTATTCTCAAGAATCCTTGCAGCTGCTAACGTGGTAGCTAACAGAGGTAGAAGAGGTCCTGCTAACTTCATCGTTACAAACGCTGCAGTTGCAAGTGCACTTCAAGATATCTCTCAGTTCACTTTCGCACCGTTCTCTAACACTTTAACTCAAAACAACGGTACTTTATACCCTGTAGGTTCGCTTGCTGGTATGACTGTATATGTTGATCAAAACATGAGCTACAATGATACAAGAGTTTGTATCGGTAGAAAAGGTGGAGACGACGAACCAGGTATCAAATTTATGCCTTACATGATGGCTGAATCTATTCAGACTATCTCTGAAGGTACAATGTCACCTAAAATCGCAGTTAAATCAAGATACGCTCTAGTAGAAGCTGGTTTCTTACCAGAAACTATGTACTTGACATTCTATGTTAACGTACCTGCTGGTGGTTTAGCTTAATCTTAACTAACCTAATAACTAAAACCCTAGGAGCAATCCTAGGGTTTTTTGTAAAAGGTGGAGACGACGAACCAGGTATCAAATTTATGCCTTACATGATGGCTGAATCTATTCAGACTATCTCTGAAGGTACAATGTCAC